CCACATCGGGAAAACGTTGCCTTGCAGGTTCGCTCTCGTCACCATATGGCCATTACTCATCAATTCGGCACACATGGCATTGTGCATTTCAGCAATAATGCCTATGCCAGACTCTAAGATTGACACTTTTTTGTCGCCCACAACCATAAGGAAAGACAAGGCGATGTTCCCATATTCCGTGTCTGGAATCCCCATCAAGTGAACGTTGATGTAGACGTGATTGGAATAGAATCTAAGAAACGATTGTGAAGCAATTTGAGGGCTTGGAAACTGACGCCAATCAGTAAACGTATTTTCAACCATATCGCCACACGCCTTGAACAGAACAGAATCATCACCCGCCGAAGGATATCTATGAGTATAGACGGGAACGTTTTGCTGGAAATCCATCTCTGTTGGTATAGCAGGATATGGGGATATTACTACCTCAATATTAGGACGGTCTGGAGCACCCCCACGAATGTATGGTAAAGCATCCTCAAACAAGTCTACTTGCATTAACTGATGCACGTATCCTTCCTTTAGATTGATGCGCTTTTGCATATACGCATTACCATCAGAATCGGTTGTGATACTATTGATTTCAATTGTTTCCTTGATCTGGCGCATGGACATTACTTCTTGCCCCCTGCTTGCTTGTGTGCTGCCCTAACGGCTGCCTTGAATCCACCTTTCTTCCACTTACCATTCTTGAGTTTGTATCTATTTGCTATTCCTTTGAACGCCTTCTTGTATCTACGTTGATAGGCAGTAGTTTTCTTGCGAGGCTTAGGAACTTCTATCGCTTGCTCAATAGAACTTGCTTGTGCCACACCTTGTGCTACATCTGTTACATTTCCACCTGTAGGAACCAGAGTTTCTCCCGCCCTAATGTAGACTTGCTGAGTAGGAGGTCTTGACAGTAGGAATGCTTCATGTGCAGGTATAGCAATCATAGGCATAGTAAACGTGATGTAATCATCACCCAGAATAAAACCACCAACTGCACCTAATGTAGCACCAACCACACTACCCGCTACTGGAACAACAGAACCTAACTTAGCACCTAAGGCCGCAAACCTACGAGCATTCGCACCACGTTCCACAAGACGACTGAAATCACCATCCAGAGCATCCTCAATATCATCTTCAATCCTAGTAGTCAATTATACCACCTCAGAGGTCTGAAGCCTGAGTGAGCATTTGGGTTAAGTCTCGTTGTGTAATCTTCTTAGGTTCTGCAATAATCATAATGTCAAGTTCTGCGGTTGTGGAGACTAAAGCAGTAGCCTTACAGTTCTCAAGACCGATTCCAATTAGTAAATCGGTAACAACATCATAGCCTTCTGGATGAAGGTCAGGAGTCCCAAACATATGTTCGTAGGTATCCAATACTGCTGCGGTTACATCTGCACCAGTAAGGTCAGCAGCAAGATAAGATTGTTTCTCAAATACACAAAGGACGTTAGGAGAGCCGATACCAACGTCACTAATCTGCTCATATGCAGTAGTCGTAGCAAAGAGTTTTACTGATGATTGATAATTAGTGCTACCCCATGTATTGGGTTCTGATGGACCCATGTAGTTAGGCCATACTCCGTCCTGATTGTCATTTCGTGTTCGTAATTGAAAACGAACCTCTTTGATTGCCAATCCCTTGTTTTCTGGGATTGAAACATAGTCGGATAAGTCAATTCTTCCATAAACAAGAGCGGTATCACCGTTCGCATCTATGTCAAATTGAAGTCTGTCTCTTAGGATTACGTCATTGCTGCCTTTTGCCATACGTTTTAGTTGTATTTTTGACTATTTATTGTTTTACTTTTGTCCGCTTAATTACAAATAGGTGGTAACAAGGATAAACGGGATATGCAGGATATACGGGAAATACTGAATTCGCTAGAAGCATATGGTCTTACAGACAAAGAAATTATGGAAATTGCAGGTATCAAAGACAAAGATACTCTGACTCGTTGGTGGGGTGGAACCAAACCTCGTCCAAAGAGTCATGGAAAACTGTGGATTCACCTTCAATCCTTAGCCCCTGTGGACGAAACCTGTCCGTATGGCATTCCAACCCGTGAGATGTATCTACACGCCCTAGAATTGCGGTTAATCGGGCTTTACGGGAAATACCCGCATATCAAATCTCAGATGGGTCATTGGAGAAGTTTTCCACGCAACAAGGAAATCCCTGACAAGGATTGGAATGATGCCATGATTCTACCTGTAGACAAAGACCGTCTGTTCACAAAAAAGAACTACTACGAACTCGGTTGGACAGATACCAAACCATGGCACAACCCACACTACGAGATCAATGAGAAACGAAAGATTCGGATTGTTGCAGAGTTCCATGACGACGAAAGAATCCGAAAGCACTTTCTCAGAATCTTTGAGCAGGTTTGAAGGTTCTGAAAGGTGCAGATATCAATTTGTTTGGTATCTCAAACTGATGAATCTGCTCATGCAGTTTTGCAGGTCGGTTCTTCTGATTACGAATTCCACTTGCAGTCCATTCACGGCCTGTAGCAGTAGGAATCTTCCATCCATTGAGTTTGGATGCAATCTTGTTTGCTGACCATCCCTCAGGGTTCTCAATAATCCATTGTCGGACTGCATACTCATGCCAATTAGGACGCATACAAATCAAAGCACCAACATCACGACCTTGTGTGATATTGCGCTTTCCTGAATCGTATTCTTCCCACCCAAATACTGCGTGGGAAGTCTTCTCAAGTTTCTCAGACTTGGACATCATTCCGCCCTGAGTTCTCTCTGCTCTTGCTTCGTTCTCGTCCTCTGCAAGAAGTAAAGTGAAGTGCCACCACTTACGACCTGCTGATGTGTTCAGAGGTTGGTTACAATCGGTGGTTATGACCTTGACTTTGGAATACTTTCCTGACATCAAATTCATCCAAGCAGAACCTTGTTCCATGCGTCGGAAGAATCGGTCAATCTTGAATCCGAACAGGTGGTCAATCTTCCCTGATGCGATATCGGTCATCAGTCGGCTCCCTTGTGGTCGGTCTGTGAATGAAGGGTGCTTCTTTGCACTAACTCCTTCGTCAATATACAGTTCACATTCATCTACATCAAATCCATGCATTAGCATGAATGCAGACATCATTGAGCGTTGAGAATCAACGGTTTGGTCGTCTGTGGAGCATCTGAGATATACGGCTACGTTGGGATGTTTTTTTGTTTGGTTATCCATCCCATTTGCTAATTTGCTACCACCTATTTGTAATTGCACTTGCTCTTGGAATACCTGTTCATTTTGCACGAGAGTTGGGCTTAGTGTTGCGTCCGACATAACCAATGGCTACCCATTTACCCTTATAACGCGTTCTATGACCAATCAGAACATCAGAAGATTACCTGAATCGGCGTATTTTGTGGGGGGCCATTGTTCACGAACTGGACCAGAAATGATACCAGAATTGAGATGCAATCTAAGCCAATCAGGGAATTTGTCACCAAATGCAGCATCATACGCACTCATTTGACGTGCTGCTGCTACTGCTGAACGTATTGCAGCCGTAGTTTGCATCACTTCTTCATCTCTATTGGCAATTGGAAGGAAATAGGAACCCGTTGCAGAAGGTGTAACGACGTGTTCTGGGCGTATTCCACCAAACCGCCACATCGGGAAAACGTTGCCTTGCAGGTTCGCTCTCGTCACCATATGGCCATTACTCATCAAT